ACTGAAGTTTTCCTCCGGGAATATCAAGGTCCTTGAGATATGTTGGTTGTTGCAATACTGATAGTGTAATCTCAGGAATTCTTGCAGAATTGCAGAAAAAGTTTACCTTTGGTTCTTTTGCTAAGGTAAACTTAAAACCAACTGGTGAAAGAAAATTTCTATTTTGTATCTGATTTGCAAAAGCAGATGCCATAATGTTTTATTTGTATTTAGATAAAAAAAGAGGGTCCCGAAGGACCCTCCCGAAAGAGTTGTGAATTAAATCACATGAGGTTAGCAACCTTAACTCTTCTGTAGTAGTTGTTTGCGTTGGTGGTCAGAGCACCTGCGCCTGCGTCGATACCCTGTGCGAATGGGTTTGCAACCATTCCGTAACGGGTCTTAAAGCCGATCTTAGGCTGGAAGGTGTTCTCTCCAACTGCACGAACCATCTGCAGAGGAACGTATGGGCAGTAGAAGATACCTGCGTCATAAGGTGAAGAACCCTTATAACCAACAACGTAAAACTGGTTAGCAGATACGTTTGCTGAATATGGGTCGATATAGACGCGATACTTGCCTTGAAGGACTCCAGCAAAGGTGTTGCCAGTGTCATCGACATTCAGGTTAGCGTTAAGTGCAGGGGTGTAATCAAGGACACCAGCCATTGCAAGTGCTGAAGCAACGTCAGCAGAGCAAAGGATAGTGTTACCCTTTCCTCTACGAGTTTGCTGAGCAATCGCGTTAGCGTCGCGCTCGATTTGGAAAATAAGACCCTTGAACTTCTCAACCGACCAACGACCGTTGGAGTCAACGTCGAGGTCAAAAGTACCAGCAGAAGCGGTGTTGACTTGAGCACCAGGCTTAGCAACCTTATAGATTGTTCTGATGACTTCGCGGTTGATTTCAGCAAGAATTTCGCTAGACAGAATATTAGCGAGTTCTGCTTCTGCATTCAGACCGTGAATTGCCTTCAGGTCCTGAGCAAGCTCAAGGCTGTATTCTGCTTTCAGAGCGCGGCTCTTAGCAGTAACGGTGACCTTCTCGATTGAGAATGCCATCTCGTTGAATTGTGCTCCACCAGACTCGCCAAGTGACTCAGCGTTGTCGGTTCTCATGCCCTGACCAACGTTATATGCTTGCTGGTTGGCGTTGGTAGCATCGAGGATTGAGGGGTTGCTTCCTGCCTGAGCAGTAGTACCCATACCAACGGTGCCGTTAGTCCAACCTTCGGTCTGAGTAAAGGTTGATCCCTGACCAGAGTATGCAGAATCTACTTCATTGTAGAATGTCTCGTCTCCAGCCTGGTTGGTGTAACGAGAGCGCATTGCGAAGATAAGTCCAGTAGGACCATTCATTGGTTGAACGCCACAAAGATCGTAAGCGATCAGGTTAGGCATCGAGCGTCTGATTAATGAAATCAGTACTGGGTCGAAACCTTGAAGTGCTCCAGTGCTGCTACCACTGAGACCTGTGCCGGTACCAGTTGAAGTGCTAGTGAAGTTGGTTGGTGCTTCGGATAGAAAATCACGCTCTTCGCGGATTTCTCTTTCTTGGTTTTCTAGCAGGATTGCAGTTACCGCTCTACGATGTGAATCTTTGATTCCATCCATTCCTTGATAGTCAAGGATAGGAGCCCACTTCTCCTGCAGATACTCGGTGTTGTACATCTGCATTTGATTTTTTACCTCTTTAAAAAGTTTTGTTTGATTTATTATTTAAAAATCACTTTTTAGCGACTCTACTGAGAGTTTGAAGATATGCTTCCATAATTGGTGAAACTGAAGTATTTGCAGTTTCAATAGAAGTTTCTTCTGATAAATTCTCAGTTACATCTCTCTGAGTACCAGCATTAGATGGGAAATATGATTCCCTCAGAGTTACTAGTTTCTCACGATAGCTCTCTTCACTATCAAACCCAACATTTTCGGCAAGAGAAGCGAGTTTGTCCTTCTGAGAAAGTGCAAGACCCTCAGCGACATCTGCAAAAATTACATCAGCAACTGACTCTGCTAATCTTCTATTCAGAGCAACATTTCTTTCGATTTGCTCGTTGAGTTTTTCTTCCATTTCATCAAGTTTATCTACCATGCTCTCGATGACATCATATCTATCTTCAGGGATTGTTACATAATGATCTTCAAAAAGACTCTTCATTCCTTGTAGGAATGATTCGGTCATTTCAGTCTTAAGACCGTGCTCAACTGCGAGTGCATTCTCTTGAATCCACTCATCAGCAACATACTCAAGGTATGCATCGACTCTATCAGAAAGGCTCTCTTTGATAGCCTCAATTTCTTCTACGAGTGTCTGCTCATATGCCTCTTGAAGTTGCTCTTTGATTTCAGCAACTTTAGTCTTGATAGCAGCTTCGAAAATGGTGCGTGCCTTCTCTTGGAATTCTTCGGAGAGTTCTTCGCCTTCGAGAAGAGCATTGACATCTTCTTCGATGTTAAACTCTTCTTCGACTTCCTCTTCCTCGTCTTCCTCTTCACCATGCTTCTTCATTTTGGACTTAGACTTAGGAGTCTCCTCCTCGCCTTCCTCCTCTTCTTCAGCAGCTTCAGAAACTACTTCATCATCAATTTCTTCGAGGATTTCTTCCTCTTCATCAGTTTCTTCCTTAACACCTTGCATAGGCATAGCAGCTGCAGCTTTCGCATTCACTACATCTTTAACCTGAGCAAGAGTTGCTCCTGGAGTTTTTAGAGTTGCCGAATCATCATCGGTCTTGTAATTTTCTGGAGTAGGACCTCCGAGATCTTCCCAACCACCAGTTTGACCAGGAGTTTCCCCAGTCAGTTTGTGCATTGGTTCGGCAGGTGCAGCCCCTTTGGTTACTACGTTTTCCATTTCTTGTAAATTGCTACCAACGGACATTTGATTAGATATTTGTGTATTAATCTATATTTATTTATAATTTATAGATTTGAGAGAAATTCTTGGAAAAGACCAAGTTTATGCTCTTCAAGTCTTTTTTGGTCTACTAAGGTATTAATTCTTCTCTGTGTTTGCTCTGCAAACTTTTCACGAAGAATTCCACCTTCCCAAACCCACTCCTTACCTTCCATAATTCCTTGCACAAAAGCATCAGGAGCAGAAGGGTCGGCAACGATATCGGCTGCAGTTGCGAGCATGAAATCTTCACCAACAATCTTATGACCCTCATTGGTCATCTTAAGTGAACCTACACCACGAGAAGAAACACCAAGACAAACTCCTTCACCAATGAGTGATTTTGCAATCTTACCCATTGGAGTTTCAAGAAGTTGTGCTTTTCCTCTAAAATTGTTTCCTTCTTTAGTGAGAGAAACAATTTTGTGAGAAACGCGGTCAAGATTTACAGTTGGACCATCTGGATGACCAAGTTCTCCAAGAGCACGACCCTTATCAATAAAAGATTCGGTGTATCTTTGAACTTCACGAGAAAGAGTATCCATAGGATACATTCTACCATTGCGGTTGCAAATGTTTCCTTGAAGGAAAACTCCTTCAATATACATTTTTTTATTTGCACCCTTTCCTTCAGTAATAAATTCTACTTTTTGGATTTCTTCTGTGATGAGTTTCATTTTTATTCGGAAACTAATTGTACTATTTCTGTGATACTAATGTTTGTAGATCCCCCATCAGCAAGGGCAGATACCTTTACACTTCTAGATAAAGTTGCTCCTGTAGCAGTGATTACACCAACAATTGCTGAAGTGTTTGCTGCAATTGTTACTGAAGAATCACTAGTTGCGGTTACTAATTGATGTACTGTATTGATTCCTGCTGGTTGAGCATTTTCAATAGATACATAATCGCCAACTAAGAAAGGATTCCCAGCATTGACATCAAAGGTAATAACAGTTGAAGTGCCAGTAGTAATTCCGACAATTTGTTGCTTGGCAAGTCTTTCTTTCAAAACCTCATTTTGATATGGGGGAATATAAAATGAATTAGTTGTTGCAACAGGATCTCCACCAGTTTCAACAAAAGCTGCTGTTAATCCCACAGCTACTCTAATATATCCACTCTTCAGTGCGATTGGATTACTAGTAGCTGCTACAGAGACAGTTGGTGAAATTCTGTCTACATTTTGTACTATTTTTACTGCCATTATTCGTTGTCTCCAGTAGAATCATTATCACCAAACATAGTTGCAGCAACTACTGGTCGAGCTAAATCTACTCTATCAGCGGCTTTTGTATATAGTAATTCTTTAATTTTGTCGGAGATATCCGAAGGAGCTCCGTCAGTTGCAATCAAATCGATAAGTTCTTCCATAAAAATTGATTTATTATTATAAGACTATTTATATTTTGCCACCTTTGGGTTCTGGTATTTCTACTTGTGTCTCATCTACGGTAGGTTCTATAGGAACTTCACCTCCAGCACCTTGCTCTATTGCTTGACCTGCACCTTCTTCACCACCTGGAGGCAATGGATTTCCCATTTCATCCACAGGTGCATTTGGATCTGGAATAATTCCTTTTTCAATTTCATCATCAATCTGAATATCAATATCAATAATCTCAGAATCTGTTTGGCGAAGAATCTTCTTACGAACGTATTCTGTAGAATAATACTTTCCAATGTATGGTTCAATAGTAGTTAAAAGAGTTATGCGATTTGTAAGAAGCTCCGCTTCTTTGAGCTCTGAGAAATGATTATCATAAAGAAAATCATATTGAATATGATCTTCCATTTTTTCCCAATCATCTACAGAAACAATGTTTTTCAATAAAAGTTGAGTACGAAGC